CCAACATCGTCAACTAAATCAATAATTCTTGCATCGATGGCAGCTGTGGTGGCGACTTTATCATCAGCTGCAGACCATGTTTCACCTGATTGTATCTCTTCTGTGCTAGCTAGGTTATAGAATCTAGCATCAGCTTCTGTTTCTGTATAATATCTACCATCTAAAGCTCCAGTTGCTATCTTAGCAGCTGTGATTGCTCCATCTTCTACCTTCGCTGTGGTAACAGAATCACTAGCAAGGTCGCCAGCGACGATAGTCCCATCAACGATATTAGTACTAGCAACAGTGATTCCACTTGGGAGTGCTCCTGTAGCCAACTTGGTAAGTCCGATGGCAGCGCTTGCGTTAATATCCGCATTTACAATTGCACCGTCTACTATTTTTGCTGAAGTTACTGAATTATCCCCAACAGTTAGATTGGTAAGATTTGAACCATTTAGAGCAGGTAAGGTACCAATAAGTTGTGCAGCATCTATATTACCTCCAGCCGCTTGTCCAGCAGCTCCTCCCATGATACCATTCTTAGCCTCTTGAGCTTGGTATCTTACTTCATTAAACGCTTGGTTTAAATCTGTATGTCTTATGGTACTACCACTAGCAAAACTAGTGTAGTTACCAGACCCATCTCTGGTGACACGTTGTACTGTAACCGTAGATCCTGTTGTAGGAGCTGCAGTTAGAGTAATATCTGTGCCATCAGTTGAGATAGTATATCCTCTTTGTTTTACAGAACTACCAAGTGACGGTAACCTAGTACCTAACACCTGTTCATGGCTACCTCCAATTGCGCTAGCAGCGGAGGCACCTCTAGTTTGTAGTACTGGTACACCAGCACCATAATCCGCATCTGTATCTGTAATCCAAACTTCTATATCTAAATTGTTTAGGAATTCAATTCCATGATCATTGTATGCAGTTTGCCCGGAACTAGCCGTATATTCTTTTTTTGTTATTGCCATTGGATTTCAATATGCAAGGATTTGGTGCTTATTTTGGTAAAGCCAGCAGCTGTTCATATTTCATTCTTTTCGTGTTGCCAGTCTCTGTAGCTGTCTTACGCCTTTCCATGGCTTCAACAGCTCTAAGAAGCATCACATCTTCTGCCATAACTTTTTCAATAGCAGCATTACGATGTTCTAAGAATATAGAGTTTACAGTTTTATACCAAGGAGTATTAGATAATTTAAATCCTTCTGATTCTCTAAAGCCACCACTCTTATATTCTTTTAAACCTTTACGGACAATTGAATTTTTAGGGTAGATAGCTCTTTCAAGATCCTTTCTAAGACCACTCATACTCATATATTTCTGTAGTAGTGACCTTTGTCTAGAATTTAAGTTAACTCCTTTATAAGAGTTCATAACTTCTGGTAAGTTATACCGCATTTCTTCTAAAGTCTTCTTGACTGGATCGTAAACCCATTCACCGTTAAGTTTAATCTTCTCAGCAGGTACAACAGGGATTGGACTTATAGCATTGAGAATCTTAAGTAAAGGGTTGACAACACCTTTAGTACCGCCAAATCCAACATAGTTTCTCTTTAAAGCTTTTCCTGAACGATCTGTACTTAGAATATCATACTGATCATGTAAGAAGGATTTAGCAATAGCATCTCTAGAAACAATAGTTTCCAATAATGTTTGCTTTTCATTCTTTACGTCATCTAGTATATTACCTATATCTTTAGAGAGTCCGGCAAAGGGTGCCAAAGGTCTTAGTTTACTAGCAAATACCCTTGCAGTCTGTGCTCCTGCTCTTGTCTGTTCTGGATCGAAGAGACTAAAGAGTTCTTTCACACCTGAAAGCATAGTCTTATCAACAAGAACAGCTGAGAACATAAACATAATCTTGGCTTGCCAGTCGTCAACCATACTTTCTCCTAATACATTAGCATTAGTGACAAGGTTAGCAGCCATGCTAGCTACTGTATTAAAAGGTTCTATATGTCTATAGGATACCCAGGTATCGCCTACTTTAACTGAGTAAGGTGGTATATTATTTAACTTCCATAAATCTCTAGACTCTTTATCATATGGATAATCACCAGTCATGTTACCTGTGAGTGTCCATAAAGCAGTTGTTGCCATTATAGTTTTACCCATGGCAAGTCTACCTTCAGCTAAAGCTCTAGCTTGAGCAGCATCTTCAGGTCTAATACCCCATTTAGCTAGTCTTTCAGTGTCACCAGATAGGATATCTCTGAATTTTCGTTGGGTACGGGCTAGTCCTGGTACATGTTCGAAAGTTAAATTTAAAGCATTTACACCTGTTCTAGCAAATGGGAAGAAAGCACGTAGTATAGGATAGGTATTTAACTGATCAAATACTTTACCTACACCTGTGAGGTTCCTAGTCATAGCAGCTTCATCGCCTGCCATCATAGCTGCCTTATCATGTACAATCCATTTACCGTCCTTACCTTCTTTAAAGATCTGATTACGGAAGTTTTCTTGAGTTGCTCTAGATACCGCTACAGCATCATCTATATCAACTCCATCTTCAATAGCTTGTCTGACAGCTCTATGACGCATCTCAAGACGACCAATAATCGTTCTAGCTAGTGCGTCACCAGCTCCCATAGCATTAGTACTATACCTAACATAAGGGTTTGTATTAAAATCAACTATATTATCTAACGTACTATAGGTTCTTTTTTGACCAGCAGTGCCAACTTCTTCTATAATACTACTTAAATCTTTCCATTTCTGTAAGTCGTCACCTAGATTATAGCGTATATCATAGCTCTGTCCTTTCTTATGTACACCTGCATCCCAGTTATATTTAAACATATCCCAACCTTCAGCTAAAGCTCCACGTAAAGAATCAATCATAGATGCAGCTACGATCATTTCTGTCTGATCTTGTCGTACATATGCGCCTAAATAAGCTTGGAATGGTCTAAGGACACTAATCATGTTAGTTCCTACAACGGCTTTAATAGGTGTTCTGAAAGAACTAAGTACAGAATTATACCAAGTACCAAGGAGTTGCTGTTCTTTCATACCTCGTATATGGATTCCTTGTACATCACCTCCACGCCATGAAAGACTTTTATTAATATAATCATGAAGATGTTCAAGAGTATTGATCTTATTACCCGTGATAGCATGAAGCTCCATCAGCTTCTTCATCTCTGGTATACGATTCTCTTTGCCAAGCTTAGCTACTTCAGCAAAATACTCATTAGCTTCTTCATCGATCTCTTTCAAACGTTTATTAATAGTCCTTTTAAGATTACCAGGAACTTGATCTAACTGCTGAGCTACACCATCTAAACCCCACATCATACCAGCTCTCTTATGTTCAATCAATAGAGCTTTAGTGGCATCCATAACCTGCTCAAATTGAGTATTGATAGGTACATTGTCTACCATCTCATAAGCACTATGAGCTATAGCACTCTGAGTATCAGCTAGCATAGCTAGTAATAACTGACTTGCTCCTTTCTGTGCTGGTGTGATTGTTTTAATTTCTACCCCATCTGTCATGTAGACACGGTAGTTATTAGGGTCGTCTTTAAGCAACTTCTTAAAACGGTTTGCGATATCTCTACCATCTATTAGAATCTCTAATCCATCAGCTACATGCTTATTGGTTAATTCTAATAGATCCTTATAAGACATTGTGTTGTCTTTATTTTTAAAAGCTTCTTCAACAATCTGATCTCTAGCTCTTTCTAGTATCTTTAACCGTCTAGCACTACCACCAGTCATGTTTTTGATAGCATACTGTGACCATAGATGCTTCCATGATCTTCCTGTACCACCTGATTTTAAATCATTAATAGAAGTTCTGAGAACAGTTGTCGGTGATTCAGGTACTAAGTCTGCTTTCTCTACATCTAAGTGGTTATCTGGATTGACTTTAGGATGTGACTGTCTTCCAATATCTGTTTGAGGAGTATCAATAGAAAATACATCACCTGCTTCAGCTCCTCTAGCATCAGCAGCATCTTCAAGTGCCTTAATTTCTGTCGGGCTATCTCTAGCAACACGTCTAGTTATATTACCTTCAAAACCTTGTTCAGGTACTTCGATAGTCAAACCACTAGTGTTATCTGGAGTTGCCTTAGCGCTTCCTGTTGTACTCTTGACTTGTGCTTTGATATTCTCATGTACTGAATCTCCGTGTCTTCGGACAGCTTCGATATCAAAACCCTGAGCTTTAAGAGTTTCAACTAATTGCTTAGCACTCTTAGATAGAGTTTTCTTCTTACCACGTAGTTGCCAAGCAACTTGATCAAAAGAATTGACAAATTGTATAGGTTCAGAGGAACCATAACGGGGTAAACTTTTAGCTACAAAATCAGGGGCTTGGTAGTCTCTACCTGTACCTACAGTTGTTTCTACAACATCATCATATAGAGTTTGACCTGACTTAAGACGAGTATACGTATCAGCTTCTGTTTCATCTAGGTACTTATAGATGTATTCTTGCCGAGGGCTAGAATGAGATATGCCGTGGCCGTTAGCAAAAGCTTCAGCGGCTGTTCTAGTAGACGCTTCCTCAGACTCATTCGCAAGTCTGATATATTCATCAGCATCAACCTTATTTCCAATATCGTTCGCTTCATCTATAGTTTTACCTGCCTTATAGGCTTGTTTAGCAGCCCATCTACCTTTCATAAATGATGCTATTCTCCAGCCAACTAGGTTCACACCAGCACCAGCAGTGACAGTTTTGATTCTAGCTAACCAGGGGTTATCCTCAGGATTGACAGCTAATGCTTCTGAGAAAGGCATCCAAGGTGCAAACTCATTAACTAAGTTAGCCATGTTAGCATCTTCAGATGCTGTAGATACAAGATCTGCCACACCACCTTCAGCAGCAATTTTAGCAGTCTTACCTAGAAACTTAATATACTTAGTTCCTCTAGCACCTATACCAGCCGATCTGGCTAATGCAAGTCCACGGACACCTAATTTAGCACCACCGAATGCAGCACCTCCTATACCGCCTGTGGCGGCCATTAGAAGGCCAAATTCAGTAAAGCCTCTAGCTAGTTTACCTAAAGCTGTTTTGTTTTCTGGAACCCAATCATCTGGTACATCTAACCAAGTACCATGTACATAGTCTTGACTAAATGGATTTTCTGTATCATCTACAGGCTTACCAAATAGTTGAGAGATTCCTGCTTTTAATGTATCACCTGTTAAATCAGCAAATCCACCGACACTTTCAATAGCATCTGCAGCCCCGCCACCAATAACACCAGCTACTTCTGATAAGATGTTTGGATCTTGTTCAGCTTCAACAGCTGTCTGTTCCAACTCCTCAGTATTTTCAGGAGAACTCCATTGTAGAACATCTTGTTCAACTTTATCAACATCTATATAGTTAGGATGTCTGGGGTCATCTTCTGAAGTAACTGTATTGAATTCGTTTAAATGATCATAATTAGTAACTTCGTCCATTAGTACCCCCTTGTTCCTGCGTTGTATCTAGTCCATACCTTATCTCCATATTCACGGAAACTAGGGTACCCACCTTCTTGAGGATTAGTGTCATTGTAAAGACTCATGTTACCAGGACCACCGTAGTGGATAGCTGCTGCTTTACGAATGATAGTTTCTAAATCCCCGTCAGGTGTATCATCTGTAGCTTGTTGGATAGCTTCCTGCATAAGCAGGTCCATCACTTCTTCTTGTTTTCTATGGTCATCTAAGTATTCCTGTTGAGTTCTAGGAAGTACTCTTCTGTGTCTTTCTAGGACTTCTGTAGCAGTAGTCCATAATGTTTGGTATTTACCCAAAGCTGGGTTATCCGGCCCGTAGGCATCAGGATTTCTCGCTCCGTAGTCCCCGCCAGACTCTTGAATCCCTAGAGAAGTTTCTAGTTCTTCAGCATCTGGTGTTCGAACTTGTTCAAGAGGAGGTAGGGGCGGTATATCTGTTGGCATGATTTTTATTTATAAAAGCCAGGGTATGCTAAAAGTCGTTGCATTTTAAGATCATCTCTACCTTGTTTGACAACTTTCTTTAAATTATTAACATCTGATAGTTTACATTCTTTAAGTAATTGACTACATACTGTTTTAGATCCTGGGTTATTAGCCATTTTCCAGAATGTAGGACCACTAATACGTTCTTTAAGTGCTGTAGCTTCTTGCGGTTTTGTTATAGTTGGTCTGTCTTCTTTAGCTGCCCAGAGATTATAATAATCCCAAGCATCCATACCACCTGTACCATCAGTTGCTGCAGCTAGTTGGAATGGAAGTGAAGGTACTCCACCTGATCCAGGGTCTAAATCCCAATCACTCTCTACTAGTGTTGGAGGTTGAGTTTTTAAAGATTCAATACCACCACTATAGATTGTATCAGTCAACTCACGAGTTAAAGATTGCCTTCTATTCAAACGTTTAGCTATTTTAGTCTCTTCATTTAAGTTGATATTTGTGAAACCACTTCTATTTTGGTTATAAAGTCTATGAGTAGAATAAGTATGATCTTTTTGTAGCTGTTCAAATTTATAAAATAAAGTTCTAGCAGCATCATTTAACGCATCTGACTGTGTGTAATTAGGATCAGCAAGCCCTCTCTCTTCTGGATTTTGTAATGCTTCCTGATTTTCATTATAAAAATCTTGTGCTAATGGTACTAAACCTTTACTATGTAATTGGTCATCTTTTGGTAAAACAATACCTTTTGTAATCAGAGTATTTAAAGCTTCTTGTGATCTAGGATCATCTCCAAACTTTTTAAGAGGATTATCATATGTTTTATCAGAATTTTTAATAGCTGTTTTTAGTAACTCCTTACCTTTTGTGACTGCAGCTAAAGATTCCTGTCCAGTTAAAAACGGTTTATCGACAATCATACCTAAATCTCTAGCTTTCTTTTCTACAGCATTACTGATGAGAAGTTTTTCATCTAATAAAGCCCATTCAGCTTCACTCATTTGACCATCAGCCCCAGCAGCTGCCTCTATCTGTGCCCAAGCGACTTGATCAGATGCTTGTGTTCTAGTCATTAGATAAGTTAGTTGACTAGCATCTGCTTCTGTAGCACCATTTATTTGACTTAATTGTTGAGCAGCAGTTGCTATCTCTGACTCTGTAAAAAACTGACCATTAGGTAACGCTGCACCAGCTTCAGCACGTTCGTGGGCTAAACCCCTATACCTGTCTAATAGTAATTTACGGGCAGCTTCATCACCTTTCTTATTTAAAGTTACGGCGTTAGCAGCTTCCTGTTGGAATATATTTTCTATTGCTACCTCATTCCATTCATCTGGATGTTTTGTAAACAAAGTGTTTTTATCACCTGTTACACCTGGGATTTTCCAAGTTTTCAATGCAGCTATTACGCTTGCTGCATCATGAGGGTTTTCTACAGCATAAGCTTTAACTTGATCAAGTATAGCTTTCCTCATTGCTGGATACCCATTACCTTTAGCACCATTAGTTGCAAAAGCAGAGGGTGTAGCAGCATGGAAAGCATCTAAAGATGTATGTATCTTAGTAACATCCCCGGTTCCAAAGGATTCATAAAGGTTCGCTTCATTAAAATCTATCCTATCTGAAGCTTTCTCTTGCCGTATACCTTCATAGTAAGCTGTTTTCTGTGCAGTTTCTTGCTTATCTAACTCAGGTATCAGCTTAGCAGTAAGGTATTTCTCATTAAAACTACCTTTATTCTCCATATAAAATTTGGAATAAAGATAATCACTAGCTACTTCATACCCTTTAGTACCTAATTCTCGGTGATCTTTTATCATTATATCTGTACCTGGTATCAACTCTTCACTAGTTGCTAGTTGATCTATACGCCAGTTACCGAAACCCTTAGCTGCTTCATTAAGTTTAGCACGAGACCATCCCATGCGTTCGAAATGAGAGAGTTCTCTGAACCTTTCTTTATCAGTTTCTAATTCTAATTTCTCTGCTTTCTTCTGTAGTTCAATATAAAGTTCTTCATTATCCTTTTCTGCTGCATCTATCTGTTTCTGTATCTCATACCATTGAGGATTGATCTCTTTACTACGATATTGTTGCTTACCTCGTTCAATAGCAGGTGCCCATATCTCTTCAGCTATGTATTTGCTACCTACAGTCACAGCATTGTTAATGGTTTTACTGAGGTGAGCAAGCTTCTTTAGTTCATACTGATCATCAGATTTAGCCAGTCCTGCCTGACGTTTCATTTCTTGGATCTGACCTTGAGCCTGAGCTGTTAAACCAGCAACCTCTTCTTTTCTTTGTTGTTTGATATCGGCAATAGCTCTAGCATCCCGCTTAGCGGTAGTAGGTACTGCCCTTGGTCTATAAGATGATGTCATAATTAAATGTAAGCTCCAGCTGGGCCACCTTTAGCGTATCCAGGTGCTGTACCTGAACCTGATTTCCAACTTGTTTGGTTTAATTTTTTTAATTTTGTACCTCCACCTCTGAAACCACTGGTTGCCATATAGGTAGTCATACCTGTAGTAAGTCCACCTAGAATAGGACCAAGTGCAGAAGGTTTAGAAGGTCGGTTTCGCATAATAGGTTCTATTGGTGCAAAGGATGCACTAGGTGCTATAGTTGGGCCACCTGTTAGATTACTTGTTGCTACAGCATCAGCAGAGTATTTACTTAAAGCAATATCATACTCCTTCATAGCATACTGCTGTTCAGCACTAAATAAACCAGCATCAATTTCAGCTTGTGCAAATCCAAGCTCACGTTCAGCTTGTGTAAGTTCTCCAAACATAGACTGACCTGCCTGTATGCCACTAGCTAGTACAGAACCTTGTGCTCTAATAGACTCAGCTAATAGAGTTTGACCTTTGAGTGCAGCTTGCGATGCTTTCTCATTAAGTTCCATCTGTGCAGCAGTAGAAGCTCTTGATTGCTCTATCTGATTAATTTCTCTTTGTTTCCAATACGCCGTCTTTTCAGAAGCGGCTGCTTTTAATTCAGCCTCAAACTGACGACCCTTCAATTGATCATCATGTGAAGCTATGTTTAGTTTGTTAATATAGTCTTGCCGAGCCATCATATTACTACGATCGACTTCGGCAACCTGGGCACGATACTGTGCATTCTGTTGTTGAATACCAGTTATCGCTTGAGCCCCACCTGCCACAGCTGACAGTATTAGGGTTGGCTCACACATAATTTTATAAATTCAATGAGAGGGACACCATTAGTTACATGGTAGTTGATAAATTTAAACTTCAATAACTTTAGTAATTTAATATGACTTTCATTCCGCATATCTGCATGGTTATATACATAAGGATTAGGTAGACTATCTACCCAGCGTCGTGCTTCCCTTACAAAGGTGTGTGGGTACTCTGTGCTGGCCTCAGTACAGAGCATCCATATAATATTTTGTGGGGTTACACCTGCCACTCCGGCAGCCTTGCCGTTGGGAACCTCAAAATAAACTGAACTTCCATAAGCGGAATTATAATATGACTGGACACAAATCGCTTCTGCGCAGAATCCAGTTGTCTCTTCTACCTCTCGTCGGTCTTCCCAACGAAGGTTTTGCCCCACACTCAGAGCTAACTCAGGAGTGAGGGGCTTAATGTAATTACCTACGTACATGTCGTTTAGTGTTATACCTACCATCCCAGCTAGCTGAGATTAAGGCGGTGGAGAAAGGGTCAGGTATTTTAATCTGTAGTTTATATTTCTCATTCTTTCTCTGGATAGGTACTCTTACTGACTTATTAAGTACAGCAGGTGGTTCACTGAATTGTCCAGTACCAACCAACATGCCAGATTCATACTGTGTGTATGTATCTATATCACCGTACTTAGATGATAGCTCAAATTCCATAGGTCCAGAAACACCCATTTCAAAATTTATTCCAGAAATTCTTAGGTCACCATCTACATCACGAGCTTCTCCTACACTAGGGTAGAATGTAGGTAGTTCTATCAAAGTGTCATACTTATACCCTACAGCAGCTTTATGTGTACCACTACTTAAATCAATTTTAAACTTAGCAGTAGTACCACTAGAAGTGCTATCAGCTTGTACTACAGTACCCGCTTCTGTACCAGACAGTACTACGAGGTATATATCAGTAAAGCTTGAAGGGGTGTGAGATAGAGTTATCGAAGTTAACCCACTGACAGGAGCACTGAAACTAGACTTAACTTCCATGAAATCTAAACATGCTTCAAACCATCTGGATGTAGCAGTAGAAGATCCAACAGTACCAGTACCTAACGTATAGGAATTATTAGCATCAGAGTTAGTTACAAATTCATATCTAGTAAGTATAAATTCGCTAGCTTCTTCAGTGACGCAGTATAAATTACCAGCTGTATATAAAGAATGGTGTAATTCACCTCTAAGAGTCCAGCTAAACCAAGCTGATTGATCTCGCTTCTCTCCGCTATCAAAATACTTATAATGATAAAGATTCCTGTTACCCTTTTTACCATAGGTAACCATACCTAAAGCACTTGAGTTAGCTGCAAAAGTTATGTCATTTGGTAAGTATTCTGGTACCACTCTGGTTTGTTCTATAACTCTAGGTGGAGCTTCATCATCTAATATAACAGCTTCAAACGTACGAGTATAAGCACCAACCGTGGATACCCACATAACTGTTGTACCCATATCAACTGGTTTTAATGTGGCATCACATTCATAACTAGCTATTTTTTTAAGACGTGCTGTTTTAGGACTAAAGATATCTGACTCAGTGAATAGCAAGAACTGCCCATTATCACTCAACATCATTACACCTTTTTGTATAGGTAATGTATGACGTATAAAAGCTGGTTTAGTATCTGATACAGTTACATCAATAGGGTTGTCATCGCTAGTGGTGATAGCTGAGACAGAAAAGAAATTGAAGTAATCATGTGGTCTACTTAGAACTACATTCTCACCTGATATAAAACCTAAACGGTTTCTATGGAAAAATATATTCTGGATAGACTTAGGTTTATTACTATCTGTTGTTACAAAACTTGGTAACGGGTTTGTTTCTATAGAACCTACATCTCTTATTTTCCATTCAAGACGTATGTCTGGGTTATTAGCTTCTCCACTGACATCAGGTAGCTGGTCAAACGTGAATGTCCCATCTCTATTATTCTTTAAATAATGAGGCATGGTACTTCGAGTGAAGCCCCTGACTTGCCCAGATGAACCCCAGTTTTCAGGTCTAGCACATTCTTCCCAAGTACCTGAGCCTTGCGTACCAGCATCAGCAACGAACTTTAAGAAGTAATTATCAGCATCTGTGTTTTCAGAGTTATCTACTTTAACAGTATACCCATCGTAACAGCTACTAGGTAGCTTACTTACATCGGTTACACTCTTAGCAAATACATTCATACCTTCATTTATGGTACCACCAAGGAAGTTAACTTCATCAGCTCCAGTGCCATAAATAAATAAACCATTACCAATAATTATACAGCCCATTCCTGAGCCTAGTTTGTTGTCATTAACAATTGAATCTCTAAGACCTCTCAGGATAGCGCTGATACTAAGGGTACCTGAATCAGGATTCTTAGGGGTTCTGTAGTAAGCTACATTAGATACACCTTCATAGGTATCAAATGCTTGTGAACCTGTGCATCTAACTTCCCAGTTTTTAGTAGCATTATCACTACCTATTGTTAAAGTTGTTGTGCTATTACCAGATACAACTAAATCTGTATCATAAGGATCAGAGCTATAACGACCACCGTCTTTTAACGTAGCTGTTCCTATATAAGTACTTTTATAATAAGGTATGAAGCCTCTTAAATCTTGTCCGTTAGTTGAACTAGCTACCTTGGACCCACTCGAATCCGCTTGGTACAGTGGTACTTGCTTATGTATCCAAGCATTGCTGTTAACGGTCACATGACCTGTTGCTCTCTGATCTCCCTGTGTGGTATCATTCTGTTCGTTATCACCAAAACCAGACATACCATTGTATCTACCGTGTTCGTGGTTTGACCCTGAATTATCTACAACATCCTGATCAGAAGTTCCATCAGGTTCATCAAATGAAGACTTATTATTATGACGTGCTTGTACAGAAGTTACCCTGAATTTAGTACCAGGACTGGGAGCTTCTCCTTTATAAAGGACATACTCAGTGTTATAAGCAAGTGTATCTAGCCTAGCAAAACAGTAATCACCAGTTAAGTTAGTCCCTAGATTAGCGATAGTACCTGTAGACTCTACCTTTTTATTAGGGTTTGCAATAATAGTAATGTCTTGTATGGTTTGTACAGAGAAAGCACCAGTAGGTAAACTTGTGTCAGTCTGGGTTAGATAGCCACTGTCGTTTACTGTGACAGTCATTGCTGTCCCAGCTGGTATCAAGTCTCCTGCACTATAACCACTAACGTTTTCATAAAAAGTTGCTGAGCTTTGTATATCTGTAAGTGTCCAAACTTTAATTCCACTTGCACCACCACCAACTTTTATCTGCATTAAAAATTTTTCATCACCATCTCTTACTGATTCATACCAGTAAGTTGTCCCAGTCAGAACACCACTTAGCTTAGCCACGAACTCACCAGGAGGTCTTTTAGTTAAGCCAAAAGTCACATCTGGGTATGCGTTATCACATACACTAAGCTGACCTGGGAATTTAATTGTATCTGGCTGTTGTGATACGCCTCCTAAAAAGTTTGGAATTCGTTGGTTAATTGCTGCCATCGCTACCTGTTAATAACTTGATAAGGTCTGTAGACACTAGCGGGGTTTGTTCTATACTCTTGGTTACTGAAGATATTATGGTCAGCTACTCGGGTGTCGTACTCCACGGCTAATGCCCTTGCAAGCTGCTCATCGGTGCCAATGAGTTCAGATGCATTAGGGTCATTTACCATGCGGTTAGAGGAGATCCTCGAAGCTCTGACGGTGATGTAATCCTTGAACACCTGTGGTAGATCTTCAAATTCTAGCATCCATATAATATCACAGTAAAGTTTACTCTCATTTACATTTTCAAAGTTATATCTATGCTCTATATTATCGTAAAGTTTTGTAATACCACCAACTGTACGTCGTGTTACATGGAAATGATCTCCATGTCTAGCATGACTGAGATCTATCTCTAGTACATTCTGTGGTACTACACAGTGGTTGCTTGAATCTAATTCGATTGGATACTCATGCTCTGTATTAAACACCCACCCTTCGGCTTGAACCTCCCGGCATACTTGCTGAAGAGTTTTCTGAGCAATAGCCACTTCGGGGCTTTGGACAGTTAGTGTATTAACAGGTGATTCTCCAACACTCATAAGTATTGAGTTGACTGCATCCAGTTCGGTGGACGTGCCGTAAGAGATTGTTGCCATAAAAAAAAGGGGATACCGAAGTACCCCCATGTGAGTGAATAAATATAAACTTAGAAAGCAGAAGGCTTAGTTGCTGTACCAGCGAATAGCTCAACACAAGCAGCAGGGTTGAGGTAGTCAGCACCCATAGCCATGCGTCCGAGGATCACATCGCCTTGGTAGATTACTGATACGTCACCACTTGTTACTTGAACTTGAGGTCCGATAGCTTCAACAACACCAGCAGCTTCACGCTGGAAGATAAGTCCGCAAGAGTTTGCGAATTCTGTTTCTTCACCGTACTCGTTATTGATACCAGCCACATCAGCTGCAGCGTCTTCAACAGCAGCACTTACGAAGGAACCTGTGTTACCAGGATCGGTTACGTTAGTATCAACTGTATCGTCATTGCCTGAGGAAGGCTTGTACTTAGTACCGTACTTACTGAAGAACGGAATGTTCATTGACTTGTACAGTTTGATTCCAGCAATCTCAAGAACTCCTGTACCAGACTGCAAGGCTGTACCTTGTACGTCACGGTTCACAAGTCCGTTAGCGATAGCACCAGAACTTACATCGTTAATCAATGCATAGTATTGTCTTGGTGAAAGAACACCAACACGTCCTTCAGAACTTACACCCTTTTCATCGAGTGCAGCTGCGGCATCATAGAATGCAGACACGATACTAGAACCAACTAATGCATCATTAGCATCAGCATTGGTTCCTATACGGATCTGTGTTCCGCCTGGTTCTACTTTATTTGTAGCAGATATAGGGCTAGCAGCACGGGCACCACGGGTGATTGCACGGAAGATTAGACGGTCATACTTCTCAGCGAGAGCGAAACCAATCTTCTTAGAGATCTCTCCACGAAGCTCATAATGCGCAAGTGTCTCATCCAGGTCATACACAAATGCAGAACTGATTAAGAGGTCATCCATTTGGATGGTCTTCTCAGCTACTGGCAGAGCGTTCTCATTACCTAGGATTGGAGTTCCTGGGACATGATAAGCCGCTGACATGCGACCTGTGTAGATGAACTGTAAAGATTTTCCATTCTTAAGTGTACGCTTGGTGACTAGATCACGAGCGATTGTATTAGTTTGGAATCCTTTGAACAGCTCTCCACTAAATAGCTTTAGGTAGGTTCCATACTTGGTATCATAAGCAGTACTCAATGCCAACGGGGTTGACGCGGTACTGTTAATCCTACCTAACGCGGTAGTTAAAGCGTTAGTCATTTGTAATTAAAAGTTTTAAAAGGTATTTCTTTCTCTGTACAGAATTGTTTTGATCATTTGTTGTGGTCTATCCCACCGTCTAGACGGCAAGAAGGTATCCGCGTACGGGCTTCATGCCAAAGAAAAGGAGGTCCGACTCTGAGGTGCCTCCGTTCCAATCACTCTCCTAAGAGAGCTTCCTCTAAAGACTGGGGTTCTCTATCCTCTTCAGGGAGAACGAGTTCCTCTGTCTCATTGTTCATGTAGTCATCAACCGCCTTGGTAATCTTCTCACCTTCGGTTGGGTCTTTGATATCAACCTCTTGAGGTGAATATCCTAACCAATTGACGTTAGCTTTTTCCATTACTAGTTACTTTCTTAGTTGTTTTAGCAGGTGTTAGCTGTTTGATTTGGGATTGAAGGTGGGCCAGAGAATCCGATATGCTTGATTTACGGCGATTGTAGGCAGCTTCAAGCTCTTTTTGTTGGTTCTCGAGGGTTTGGATTTCTTCATTGTACTGCCTGATACGGAGATCGTTTAGTTGGTCTTCCGAGACGACAACAACTGTCCGTACCGGCGGTGTTAACATATAGTCAAATAGTGAATACATTAGTAATCGTTGGTGAGTTCAGTAGTTGGGCATTCTCTACAATGCTCATGTTCAATCATATGAAGGGTCTCCAC